TGATGCACTTACAAAATTAGATGAGCCATCATCTTGAATAAGAACACCTTCATTTCCACCATCATTAGAGATATAATTATCATTTAAAGCTATATTCTCTTTTATATTAGAGCCTACATCAAGCTTCTCATCAAATGTACCTGTAAATGGATTAAACTTGTATGCCATTACGATTTAGTCACCGTTTGTAAGTTTTTATCAGAATCGTATGCTAATGTTAATGTAGCTATAGTTGTTCCACTAGCTCCACCAGTTTTATAGGTTACTGTCTGTATATCTCCATCAGAGTTATATGCAAGATGTATATAGTCATACTTCTCAGGAGTTAGAGCGCTTAATGCTATTACCTTAGGCGATGGCATTAGAAGCTCTCTGTTACATTACTATTACCAGGATTATAATAAGCTTCCTTTTCTTCTAATATTAAAGCATCTGTTTGACCTTGTATAACCCTAGTCTTTGGACTATATTTAGGCTCTGAAGCTATATCTGCAACCTCACCTGCCAACATCTTGCTATAAAGCTGATCTAAATGCTTTATTAAAGAATGTGTAAACTTCATACCAGTCATATTAGTAGGAGCTTTAGTCTTAGCTACATCCTCTAATTCAGGTGTATGTTGTGCAGGTGTATTAGGTGGATGCATTGGAGCTTTAGCATTCCTACCTGCTGTAATATCTATATGTTGTCCTAATTTGTCAAACAAAGAATATGCCATTATCTCTCCTATAAGTATTGAACGCCTATCTTAATATTTAATCCAGAAGCGGTATGATCAGGCGTCCCTGTGGTAATGCCAGCTATATATAAATTTTCATTTACTCCATTAGCTTTTACTACCATATTAATATCTTTAATGCTTGATATTCTATGATTATCAATATCATTAGCTGTATCAAAATATGTCATTGTAACACCTCCCGCTATTCCAGTATTATCAGCTATATTAGCGGTGGCATTAATAGTTCCAAAATCAGTACTATTTGTCGTAAAATATATTTCACAAGGAACCCCTTGATCATCAGCATCAATCATAGTAATACTTCTTATCATACATGCATCATTTTTATGCCCAAATATTCCTTCAATTAATACTGGATTAAATAATACATCTGCATCTGCGTAAGTACTGGTATCCAATGTTGGAGTTACTGTAAAAACATCAAATGTTCTATTTAATGCTTGCTGAACAGAATATCTATGTAAATCTTTATTTGCCATTTTTATCTCCTTTTTGAGTTTCCCCTAAGCACTGGCTGTGCGTGAACGGGTGTTATGTCATTGATTTAAAGCCTTGTACTATATAAGGCCCACGTTTAAGAGCAGAACTGCCCTTCTCTAGTTGTTTTTTAAATTCTCTCATGAAGAACTGCCTTCTATCAAAATCTCCTGCATCTTCGGCCATTTTGGCCTTTAAATAGTAAACTACAGCGTTAGCATGATATCTACTAAGGTCTAATTCAAATGTCTCATCTTGCAAAACAGACACATCTTTTAATAATGTAAATGCCTCAGTAACAGATCCTCCATTGTATTTAGTTTTTAATACTAAAGATGTAGAGCTAGATGTTGCAGCATTAACTATATGTAATCCGTTCCATTTTTCTGATCCAGTAATAACAATAGGTGTATTTATTGCAAAACTAGAAGATGGTATTGTTAAAGACAATAATCCTAAAGATTCTGTATATGCACTTACTGCAAGAGAATCATCTGCATCATTTATTCTATATGATGGAGTATATGCGTATTGTATTTCTAAGCCATCTGTAACACTTTCAGTAGGACTTTTATACATTCCATATTCATCATTACTAGATCCAGCTAAAGCATCTTCTCTTTGTATTATAGCTAGCTTGTTACCTTTTATATAATATGCGTATTTTCTTTTAGTTGCCATCTTCATCCACTATTGCAGGTTCATATATAGACCTTGGTATTGATCTATACTTTTCATCTTCATTGTTATGATGCTTACACCTAATATCAAGCACCTTTAAACAATCGTTTGGTAGATCATAAAATCTTTGATCTGCAGTTATGTCAATTCTTTGTGTAGTTACGTGGGTCTCTGAGCTAATATTAATCTCATCTAAAGCGTCTTTTATATAAGCAACGGCACGACCTGTTTGGGTCATGCCTGCTCTTTCCATTATTTCTTTAACCTTCATTAGACTCCTTTGGATTCATTTGATCTCCAACCTCAATAGCTCCTTCAGCTTTTAAAGACATTTTAGTATAATGATCTATTTGCTTCAAAGCTTCTTGATGTTGTGCTACTAGATTTTCTCTAACTTCTTTCCATTCTAGCTTTTTAGACTCTTCTACTACTTCTGCATCTTTTATTTTCGCTTTACTCATTGTCTCTCCTTTATGATGTTCTAACTTCTCTTAATTGTACTGTATAACCACAAGTATGGCTAGCAACAGGACTTGTCATTGTTAATATTATACTACCTCCATTATCTGAAAGTACAGGATCAGCTATGTCAGTTGTTCCTTGTTCCCATAACGTAGCTACATCAAGTGTCCCTCCATGGGTAAAAGAACCTCTTACACTCCAAGAATACCCAGAATTATTAGCTGAATTTCTTAAAACTACCAATAACTCCATTGCAACAACATGATAATCTTGAGCATCATCACAAAGAGTTAACTCATGAGTTGTTGAAGATGCAGCGTTCCATTCTCCTACATAAGAAACTATTCTTGAATATTCAGTAGTTGCTCCCCAGAAAATAGATTCATTGGTTGCAATATGTAAACTGTGTTGTGGATTAGATACACCTATACCAACATTTCCACCTGCCTTAATACGCATAACTTCTTCAGATGTCGTTACAGAACCAGCATCGGCAGAACCATCAGTTAGAAATATAAAATCTGACCTTCCATATGTTGCACTTCGTACTGCTCCAAACCAACATTTTACTCTTTCTGTAGCAGCAGTTCCACCACCAGAAGTTCTGAATCCTATTCCAGTATAACGTGCAGTAGCATTGCCATCAGTTGTATCACCTAAATTTTCTATCAAAAGGTCTTCAAAGGGACTAAAAGTAGCACTATTTACCGTTTTACTTATATGAAGTTTAGAATTTGGAATAGTAACTCCAATACCAATTTTACCATCGTGCCTAATAACCATTCTTTGCGCAATTGTATTAGAAGCATTATCATCGCAGGTAAAAAACTTTAAATTAGTAGGAGCATCATTTGCACTACTGTCATCCCATGTTCCAGCACCTTCAGCAAGTATTTTAGCTCCAACTGTTGGAGGACTCGATATACTTGAATCAGAACCAAGAAAATAAATTGTTCCCAAATCTGTATCAGCACCTACAGTAGTATCTGACCCTTGTAAAGCTAGAGTTCCACCTCCAGTAGTTTGATCATCTGTACTATGGCCACTTTTTATATGTAAAGCATAGGTTGGTTCAATAGTGCCTATACCAACATTTCCATTTTGTAAAATACTAAAAGCACCTGATGTATCCTCCATATTTATTACAAAATCTTCAGTCGTACCATCTAGTTTTAGCACAGCATAATGTGAACCCCCAGAATCAGTTTTAGCTTGAAGCTTAATTTCTGAATCTGCACCATTATAATCATTTACTATACGAAGAGTACAATTAGCATTTGTAGTATTATTATTCCAAATATCTAAGTTTTCCTGAGGACTAACTGTACCAATACCAACATTTCCGCCAGAAAAAGAAAACAGACTATCAGTACTAAAAGTCATAAGGTTTGAGCTATGGTTGTAATTAATTGAGCCAGGAGTTCCAGCTACATCTGAAAAATAAATACCAGCTGTTTCACCATTTGGGACTCCAAGTTCTAAGTAATTATTAGCACTATCTTCAATAAATAAATTTGTATTTGCATGTGGAGTTACTCCAGAGTTAGCTGCATATAAATGTAAAAGCTTATCTGGAGCAGCAGTATTAATACCAATTCTATCTGTATTTAAATATAATGGAGTTGCATCATTGTCTCCAGTTTTTACTTGTACAGCATTTCCATCTGCTCCAGCTACTGTACTTCCACTATTACCTTCAAGTTTTAATAAGCTTGTATATGTTGATGCTATTGTCTTTCCTGTTAAAGTTGCCATTTCAGATATCCTTACTAATGCGTTATCCTTTTGCTATTAAATATTCTATTTCTGTAGTTTCACTTGCACTACACTTTACATAAATATCATTACAATCAATAGGGGCAGATATACCCGATCTCTCGTCTCCAGCAGCACCTCTAATATTTATACTTCCCTCAGGAGGAATAATAATCAAATACTTACTGTTGTCATTGCCTTGTAATGATAATAATACTTCGTTTGTTAACCCTAAATTCTTTATATATAAAAATGCACAATCATTACTATCAGTTGATAATTGCGTAGCACTATCAGTTAATGCAACTCTTCCACTTTTAGTTGGATATAATAATACATCTTCCCAATTTACATCTGTAAACTCTTCCCATTTATTTATCTCTCCATGAGTAGTTGAAGTCCATTTATCGCCCCATTGAGAAGCATCTATAATAGCAGTTCCTTTTCCACCTAATGTTTTTCCCACTTCACTTTGAAATTCTTCATGTGTTACATTTGCTTCTTCCATCTCTTTAATCTGAGTTGGTATTACATAAGTACTAAATATTACTTTTCTTGCGTTTGCCATTAATTAGCCTTATAATATTCTACTGTTGAGGTTTCTCCAGACGTACATTTAACCTTAATTACTGCAGAATTAGATAGTTGAGAAGCAAATGCTTCACTGCTTGATAATATAATAATATAAGTCGTTCCATCAACACATAGTAGCACATCGCTGTCACCTGTATTTTTAATATAAAAAAAGTCAGTAGAACTTGTTAAAGTAATAGATGCGCTATCAGTTACTGCAAAATTTTCTACCAAAGATCTTGAACCTCCTAATGTAGCTCCTCCTATATCTCCAGTTCCTGAAAACTTTTTACCAGCATCACTATCTAAATAATATCTATCTCCAGCACTATGCTGTTCTTGAGGTGTAGCATGATTTTTATATCTTACTCTATAAGTAGTAGCCATTACCTAGCTCCTTGAGGTTGCTTAGGGGCAGCTATACCAAATGCTTCAGTATACTGCTGTCTCAATGTATTGTACTGAGCTTGTAATCCTTGCATCTTTGCACCATGCTCTTGAACTTGTCCTCCAATATCTGCTTGATATGCAGTTATTTCATTTTGAAATCTTTGCAATCTATTACTATATTCAGCTAATTCTTTCTGTTGAGACAAATCAGCATCTTTTTGAGCTTTTGCTGACGCTACTTGAAGTTCTTGTAAAGCTTCTTGAACTGTAGATTGATATGCAACATTTTCTTTATTAAAAGTATTTAAAGCATCTTGTACTCTAACTTGATACTCTGAAGTTTTAGCAGAAACATTAGAAAGTCTAGATTGAACTTCTTGAGCAAATCCTTGAGCTTCTTGTATTGCTGTTTTTGTTATAAGATCTGTTTCTTGAACATGCAATGAAGCTCTTTGTAATTCAGAACTTGCAATACCAATAGCTGCCTGAACCATTTCTAAGTCTTCTTCTGTAGTAAGTAAAGAAATAGCATCATGTGTTGCAGCTCCTCCAGTAAGAGTTGCTCCATCGTCTATAATATTTTGAGCATTATCTAAAGCGTTTTTTATTTTTGTAAAATCTCCGCTAGAATAGTTACCAGAATCATCCCATACTCCTGTTTTAATATTATCAACAGCAGCATTTAAAGCTGTCCAAGCAGTAGTTATAGCACTATATTGATCAGGGTAAGCTGTAGCCCATGCTGTTCCAGATACAGTTGTAGTTGGAGAAGTATAAGTAGGAGCAGTTCCTAAACTACCAGCTGTTTGCAATGTTACAGTTGCTCCTGAAAAACTAGGCGCAGAAGGAACATCAGGCGGTACAGCTGTAATTGATAAATTAGCTATCCCACCTATAGTTGCTTGCACCAATCTCATTGATGCATAAATTGTTACTAAATAAATTTTATCACTTGGAAAGTATTTTATATCAGTATCATTATAAGCTAATGCTGTTCCACTTGCATCTACAGGAGTATTATTTACATAATATATCTTATAAGCATTTGGATCTGATCCAGGCACTGGAAATACACTAATCTTTCCATCTTCATCTTGCATGTATGCAGGATTTGTTGCAGAGGCATAATTTAAACTATCTGGATCTGTAACATCATATTGTAATCCTAAAGATATTTTTCTGCACTTTCTCCATTGATTATTAGTGCCATCTTCACGGACAACAGTAACAATTTTAGCTCCATTTAAATCAGCACCATTAGATGCTTGTTCAGCTGTAGAAGCCATAAACATGTCTGCATCTTGAGGTCTAATAGCTAACCACTTATTAGTAACATCTATTACACCATCTTTTAAAAACTGCGAAAGCTCATCAGTATCAGATACTGTGAGCGAAGTTAAATCTTGAACTTGTTCTTGAAAAGTTGCCATTTATTATTCCTAAGGTGTCCACTCCCCCTAGAAGAGACCCCACATCTCTACAGAGGGAGTGAACGATTTTAGTTTATTTAAGCGTCAACAGCAACTATATCGTTAGCTATAGCTCCAAATCCATACGCAAACCAATAAGTTCCATCAGTATAGATTTCGATTGTAGCTCCTACAGTAGTTGCAGATGCGCCGAATGATATACCATCGACATCAGCAGTTGTCGCTTCAGTATGTCCTATCTCAACAAATCTCATCACGTCATTATCGCCAGTGGTTCCACCACCAGCGACAACTCCATAACCATTTAGTTCTACAGATCCATCAATAGCACTACAAATAAACTTAGCTTGCCAGCCAGCCATATTTGTAGAAAGCTCTGGAAGATTTATAACATATGTACTCCCTGCTTGTTCTACAAAAAATAACTTACCAGAATCACTTCTAGTTAATTGTTTTGCACTATCAATTTTCTCTACAACTTGAAGACCGTGAGAAGGATAACTTCCTATTTTTGCATTAGCCATTAGTCACCCCCTTAACCTGCATTAATTGCAGCTATACCATCTGGATCAGTACCATCAGATACTAATGCTCCATTAACCATCCAAGCAGTATCATCTACAGCAATACATCTTACACTATCACCAGCCTTGCCACCCAGAGTATCAGAATCGTGAACAAAGTCTAGATTATCATAACTAGCTACTGTACCAATAGCTGTAGCATGATCAATAGATTGAGCACTAGATTTAGTCTTAGTAGTTGAATTGACAGTTACTGTTCCAAAGAAACAATCGCCAGAAGATGCTAGAATAGTAGCTCCAGCAGTAGTATCTATCATAAACACAAAGTCAAAAACCATTCCAGCTGCAGCTGAAGGTAAAGTGATTTCAATTGCAGCAGAATTAACAACTATTAACTTTCCTGCATCAGATGCGCTTAGTGTATGTGCGGCAGTTAACGTTAAAACGTCTTTTTTACCATCAGATACAAGATCTAATACATCATCAGTCTTATTTTGTCCGTATAAAGGATTTGCCATAATTTATCTCCCTATGTCCATAAAGCGTGAGTTTCTGGACAACACCATTCCATTCCCGCTTCAGTTAAGATTTGATCTACTCTACGATCGACCCCAGAGTTCTCTAAAGTTTGAACTCCTACGTAGATTCCAGTATCACGATTAATACCATTACCAACTAATGGACGATATGCACAATACTTCATGTTGATTCCAAGAATCTTAACATTAGTACCATCTAAATGCACATTACGTGCAATGTTCATATCACCGTATACAGTTGATATAGTAGTAATATCAATACCAAATACTTTTTTCTTTCCAGCTAATGAAAAATCAGCTCTATAGTTAGCAGATGATTCTACATTATTTCTAAAGTATCCAGATAATTTATGCAACCAATTGTAAACTGCTGTGTTGCAGAAGAATACAGTTGAAGCTGAATTGTTATATCTTGGATCCAACATTGCAGACATATCATCAAGAAAATCATCTTGAGACTTTGTTGCAATATCTAATGAAAAAGCATTTCCATATTGGCTAATCCAATCTACAGCACCTTGAGTAGTGTTGTAAGTTGCATTTTGCTGGCCAAATAATAATGCATTTTCAATATCCCATTTATGCTCAATCAACTTTTGCTTCCAGATACGAGCCCACTCATTACCTTCGTACTTCAATACAGTAGCACGATCAGTATTATCCATTACACATGATGTTTTGAATATTTGAGTTTGGCCTGTAGCTGTTGAATATGGCTGATCATTCCAAGTTTCTGGATAACCACTTCCTTTAGAAAAGGCAGTACCAACAACATAACAACGATATGGCTCAAGCCCTTCATTGGATCCTGCAAGTAAAGCTGCGCTTGGAGCGCCCATAAAATAAGTTGTAGCTGCGGTAGACTCACCTTTTACTACTTTACAGTCTACAATCTTATAATTGGAAGTTATACCAGCCTTAACAGTATCAATCTTAACAACTAAATAATCAGAAACAGATTGATCATGTGAAGCATTGTTAGCAGTTGTTATAGGAAGCTTTAATAACTGGCCTGGAAAAAGAAATTCTGGCTCAGTACCGCTATCACCTATACCATCAGCAGTTTGGCCATACGCCTTTCTCCTATTACCATTGCTCATCCAGTCAGTTCCAACTTCAAGAGAAATTGAATCTCCAGCCGCATCAGCAGAAGCGTTAATAGCAGTTGAATTTGCTACGTTAGCTGTTCCTGTATTATTATCATGCTTATTAATATAAACATATCTTTTTGTGTATGATTCACGCTTTTCAGTAAATTTGAAAGTTGGATCATCAGTCGGTTTCTTAGAAACCATTGATACAAAACGAAAAAACGGATCTTGTGCCAAACTTAATTCAGATACTTTATCGCCAAAGTTATACTTTCTACGAAGAGCACCTGTATTGACATCTGGCCCGTATTGTTCTGCAGGTTCGGCAGTATAATTACTACCGGTTACATTCAGAATATCAGACATCTGTCTATCTCCTATTTATTTATTAAATCGGATAGACTATAAATTTTTTATAAGCCTAACCGAACAAGTTATCTACATCATTATCAAAGCCATTTATCAAATCAAACACTTCGTCTGATTGTGATCTCTGCTGACCTTGACTGTTCGCTCCCGATGCGGAAGTAGGCATATTACGGACATTCTTCATTTGATTTAACATTTCTGCTTTTGTAGAATTAGCTACATTAGTATTGTTTTGATTTCGATTCAGTAAATAATTTACATCATCTAAAGTCATAACATGCTGTTGTGCCTTTTCTTTAAAAGAGTTAAACTGATCCTCTGACATATTGTTCTTTTGCATAAATGCTCTTTCTTCTGCAACTCTGGCTTGAGATTGCTGGATTTTTTGTGCTCTTTGTTTTTCAACATTAAGCATTTGTCCAACCCTCTGTTGTACCATTGAGTCAACATGTGCATTCATTACTTTAGCACTGTCAGAATCAGGGTCTGTTATATCGTTAGCGTCAAACACAAAATCTTCATCAAGGCCTAATCGCTCTTGAACTGATTGTGCAGGTTTTCCACCATTTTTCAAGTAATCCCGTACATGATCCACTAATCCACTATCGTTTTTCATTGCCTCTAAAACAGGTACAAAAGGTTCAACGCTTCTATACTGTTCAGACAACTTAACGGCCTCTCTACTAGAGTCTTCGTATCTTTTCTTCCAATCAGTGCCGTTATCTGTTGGAGGTTCCACATTCTCGGAGCCAACGCTTTGTGTATTGTGGGTTACCTGTTCGGAGCCACTTATTTCTTGTTGGGTTACCTCAGCGGTTTCATCTATGATACCACCATTGACTTGTTGTTCTAGATCATTAAAAAAAGTCTCAGAGCCTTCATTGGACTGTGCTTCTACAGCTTCAAAAGAATCTGCTTGCATTCCAATCTCAGGGTTACCTTGACTTTCTGTTGTATCTGTCATCTTTTCTCCTTATTTAGCTTTACGTCAATGTGGATAGCTTAACTATTGTTGTTCTTACTATCCAAACTATTTTTTGCAGACTGTAACATGTTAGCCGCTTGCTGCTTTTGAGACTCTACATTATTAGACATTACATTCCGCAATAATTTTTGTTTTCCTTCAGTCTCAACAAACTCTTTACCCATTTGAGACTTAACTTCTTCTTTCTTTTTATTTATCTCTACATCAGCCTGCATTACTTTTTGCTTGATGCCAGCCTGTACCAGCTGTCTTTCAAGTGTTTCAATAGTACCTTCCTTATCCTTAACAGCTTCGGATAATTGTTGTACTTGGCCTTGTAGTTGTGAGTATAATGATTTTCTTTTGACAATGTTTTCCTTGTTCTTTATATCTGTTTCTGCTAATACAGCTATATCATCTACAACTCCAAGTTGCATTAACTGTTTTAGCTCTTCTAAATAAGCCCATCTATTGACTGGTAATGTAGATCCTTGAACAACTCTTACATCATATTTAAGAGATTCAATATCCATTGACTTACCAATAGCTTCTCCCATATCATTGTAAACTGGTATGTTAATTTCTTGTTCTTGCTCTGCTTGAATAGCATTAGGCTGTATAAGTCTAAATCTTTTATAAGCAGTATATGTAGATTGTGAAAACTGCAATACTGATTTACCTAATTGCCTCAATGCAGGTTCAATTGAAGTGGTCATCCATTGCTTTATCCTCCTAGTACCATATTCGTCTAAAGCTAACATTCCTCTATATGTTTCACCTGCTTGAGAGCTGTCTCCCATCATAGAGCTATATATCCCTGCTAAATATTCCATATCATTTTTTCCCTGTTGAACTATTTGGAAAAATGCACTTGATAACGGAGCAGGCATAACAGGAGTAGGTCTTTCAACTCCAGGTCTGATAGGTAATAAAGCTCCAGGACTTGAAGAATATTTTTCCCAAGTCTCTGCATCAATAGATCCCTCTTCATACATCCACCTTAAACTAGATCCTAATGAAGCATTGTGCACCATTATCTGATGTGCCTTATTAATCTCTTGCTGCTTTCCAATTAAGGGCGATACAGCTGATATAGGATAAGGAGTACCTGTCCATTTGAAATGAAATGGAATAATAGGGTACTCAGTGATTGTATCGGGGAGAGTTGTTTCATATAACAGCTTATCGCCCGCAACGCAAGTTTGCTTAATTCTTGAAGAATAAAATTGAACTTTATCCACAACATTCTTAGCTATCTGTGGATCCTTCATTAATATATTAAATTCTTTTTCAGTAATTATCTTATTTTCAATCTTAGATGCTTCTGCTTGTAACTTACTCATACACTCTTGTGCATATGCTGCTAATTGCTGTTGCATCATTTGTTGTGCTTTTTGCATTTCAAGCTCATAACGCTCAGGTAACATTTCACCTTTCTGAACTGCCTCTTGCATTTGTCTTTGCTGTTCTAGCATTTCAACTTCAGCTTCGGCTTGCATCTCCTGAACCATAACATCGCATTGCTGTTTTAATTGCTTTAATTGCTCTGGATCTGGTGGTATACGATAGAATAAGCTTATATAAGACATCTTAATCTTTTCATATATTTCAAAGAACTCTACCAGTTGATCCATTTCACCAGTAGGCTTTATTGCCCAATCTTCATCTTGAGTATCGTTATAAGCAAATAACTTCTGATCATCATCTCCTACAGATCTTGTAGAGTAGCTACTATTATGTTGCTCATTACTATTAGATTGAGATATTTTTCTTTTATGGTCAGGAAAGATCTTCATTAAATGATTCTTAGGAAGAACCTTTCTAACCATTATATATGCTGCATCACTAAACAACATGTCTCTTGACTTAGGGTCAATATAAACATCAAATGGTTCTGGCTGCTGTATAACAACCTCCCCTAATCCATTGTCAGCATCTTTATCCACAGTAACTAATAAATATCCAATACCTTTAGTTACAGAATCGTTAATAGCATTAGTATATAATGTAGATCCATTTGAATTGTGCCATACATAATCTGTTAAATCAGAAAATACAGCTGCTACATCAGTATCGCTACCTTCAACTCCAATAGCTTGCCACCTAGGAGATTTAGCTGTTGCATAAAAATTAAGCATCTCTACTACAGGCAATATCCTGTTAATAGTAAATGTAGGCATGCCTTGTTCTTCTAAAGCTTCCTTGTCATTAGCAGCTAACTGCTCATCATGGGCAAACTCATATCCTTTTTGATTTATCTTTTGCCATTGCCTTCTAGTAGTATTATCTGCTAAGTGAAATAACTGCCTTACCTGATCTACTCTCTTTTTTGCTTTTGCCATTATATATCCTCTGTTATGTTATTGTGCGGGTTCTTCTTTATTCTCTTCTAATTTCTTTTCTATATCTTCTGGTGTAGGCTCGTCAATCAAAAGACCAAAGTCTCTAAACAACCATTCTGTTAACATCTCAGCCATAACCTCTTTTACTTTTTTCATTATCTTAATCCTTTCCCACCACGCCTTCGACCTTTACTCCCTTTGCCTCTACGCTTTCTATAAGTTTTTTGTAATTCCGAAAATTCGGACTTTATATATTCTGATTCCGAAAATTCGGGATTCAGCAATGCTGTAAATATAAGAAACTTTATCATGCGGTTATCCAATTTTTTGCTTGAGGTTTTTGTTTATACCATCCATCCTTAGATTGCTGCATTCCTTGTGGAGGGTGAGAATACTTACATGCATAAGCTAAAGCATCTATAGTATCATCATGAGCCATACGAGGGCCAAATGTCATTATCTCTCTATGTAAATCATATTGAGTTTTCTTTATATGAACCTGCCCTACTGAAAATCTTTGAGCTAAAATCTCTTGAATCCTATCTCTCTTGCTCATTCTATTTCCAGGCTTTTCTTCTTTAAATGGTATAGTAAATTCATTTCGCCTTCTCATCTCAGCTCTTATAGCTTGGAATATAGGCTTAGACATTGATGTATCTTCAATTGTAAACAATGTCGGTTTGTAAAATTTAGCATAATCAAATATATAATCAACTATTCCCTTTTTATCAGTTCCAGGTATTCCTAGCACTGGAAGAGTCCTATTCCTTATATAATCTAATATATATATGTTATTATCTGGGGTAACTGCTATAGCTAATATAACACTATAGTCAGAGTTTCTTCTAGCAGAGTCTGTAGCAGGATCAACCCCTACAAATATATTACAAGGCTTTGGATCATCTCCATCAGGAATAATATATGTAAGTCCAGTCTCTTCATCTTTAGTAAAACTACCATCCCAATACTTGACATGATCTCTATTAAATATAGAGTCTTCCTCGCTCTGTACTTCCATCATATACTCTTGATAAAACTTTTGAGGAGTTCCACTATCTGCATAGAACTTCTTCTTACGAGCCATTTCTTTGTGACCAAACCATGAAGGCCATAACACTTCGCCATCATCCATTAAAGCCTTATATGTAATAACCTTCCATGAATAATCTTCTTTTTCTTTTATAGCTTGCTCATGCCCTATTAATATCTTTTGAATAAAAGCATCAAAGTGAACTGGCGTTCCATTAATCCTTAATCTTCCTGTTTTCGGCTCCAGGGCAGGAAAGACAACAGCGGTAACAAGATTGGATATCTTTGAGCGGCTCTCAGGAGTAATAGTATTGTTCTCGTCTTCAAAATCATCCAGCACAATAAGGTCATACCTTTTATGAAGCTTGGCACCACCACGAATACCAGAAAGGTTACTCTTAGAAATAAGTTTACAACCACTTTTAAGCTCAATATCATCTTCTGTCCATTTCTTGCCTTTTAAATCGCCAAAGTAATATTTAATTTTATCATTATATTCTATATGATACTTAATATAGTCTAAGTTCGGAACTGAGATCTTAGAGCTTGCAGCCACCCATCCATAGAACAAAGGTTCTTGCGCAAATACGAAGTCATGCAATATGTTGCACTTAGTAAGAACTGTTTTACCGTGACCCCTTGGTAGAATAACAGCAAGCTGTCTAAAATCCATATTAGATAAAGCATCTGCTACCTCATAATGAAAAAAGGGAGTTTCAGAACGCATAAAATCATCAGGAAGAAAAAGCTTTCCAAATGCTATTAAATCATTATTAGCCAACCTTAACTCTTCTTCAACCTTTGAAACATTCTGAGTATTAATATTAGCCATTAAAACTTTTTACTAATATTCAGTTTTAAATCTTGCCTTCTATTACCTATATATTGATTATATCCAACATCTAATCCATAACCTTTTCCTAGATCTACTCCAATATTTGCAGTACCCATATTCCTTAATAAGTCCTCAGCTCTCTTTGGATTAAGACGACCAGACTTAACACCATCTAATAAGGTTTGCCCCAATACATCATAAAGATTATGTGAAACGCTAAACTTACTAGCTGCCGTAGACAAGGTGTCCTGTATAGAGCCTTTATCTTTATCAGCCATTATTTACGAAACTCCATAGGTGTAGGAACAAATTCTTCAAGAGGTCTAGGAGTATCTTTCCCAATAATCTCTCTAACATCTTCTAATCTTCCTGTATGCTTCATAAGAAGACCTTCTAATAAACCAGCATCTTCAAGTTGACGATAATCTTCCTGCTCTTGCCCTTTCCCTTCTTCTCTTAACTCTCTCCACTTACGAGCTCTTTCCATAACAAGTTCAGGCTTTAAATTATCTAACCATTTGTTAAAATCTAGCTTACCCTTATGAGGATCGCTACGATAAGCGCCTTCTAAAGTTCCCATAAGAGTTTTACGATACTTCTCCTGTTGCTTAGGAGTCATATCCATTTCATATTCAGAATAAGCTATTGCACCACCTGTAATATCTCTATCTGGATTGTTTTCATTCATTGCATCAAATGCATAATTATCATAGTTTGCCATTTCTTTCCTTTTTCTTTAGCCATTTAGGCTGTTTAAAGTAATCTCTAATTCTTTGTGCAAATTTCTTTGCTCTTTCAATGTCCTTATCCGAGAGCTTCATTCATTACATTTTCATCTGGAAAAAAGAAGCTAGTATCATTGTTTTTAACTTGAGACTTTTTCCATTGCTCTGCATTTGCCTTTTTATCTTTATATCTTGCTTTCCAAAAATTCAAGTAATTTTTAGCTAAATTTTTATTATCTTGCACAGTAGGAGGCCCAATAATATCCATTTCTTTTTTTTGGATATCTGAAAGCCCTAAGTTATCAAGAATATTAGATCTAGTAGATGCGCTTCCAAATTTACCACTCTCTGTAGTGCTAATTATATCTAGCATACCAGCCCTTCCTTGCTGATGAGCTATATAATCAATTAATCCTTTTTCATCTCCATCATTATCTATGCCAAGACTTTTTAATATTCTAGACGAATTAGGCATATCTTTAGTATTTTTTTTACTTAACTTTATTGCTGCACGAGCACTTTTTTCTAAATCATAAGCATCACTTAAGTTAAAGCCTACATCTTTTGCTGCCAAAGTTCCAAATTGAAAATGACCTATATAGTCCCCTTTATCCCAATTAGGGTCTGTACCACGTGAGGATTCAACAGTCCATAAGTTAATTAATTTATCAAAATCATAAGACTCTTCTTCAGCAACTCTTTTTAATATATTGTAATCGCTTTCTTTTGAAGCCATACTAAAAACTCCTATATATATGTAAAGCAATGCTAACAAAAGCAATCCACCTCCACACCTGAGAATGGTTAACCTTTGAAAGCATAGCTTCAATTAAAGCTGATCTCATTAGAACAAGCTCTCTTCATACTCTTTACGCTTAAAAGATTGCATTATCATATCTTCAAGCTTAGCTTTTTTATTATACTTACTATCACGAATATCTAAAGTCTTTTTATCGACAATATATCTATTTGGATGTAAGTCGTGTTTAAACCTAGAAGGTAAATGACCTTCTTTATTTGTAGTAGCTCCAGACTTATATGCAGACCTATAATCATAGTAATGCCTAGGATCATTAGGATCTGCACTAATTCCAGTTTTTTCTGCTATTTCAGAATACCAGTCTAAGAAATCTTTTTCCATTAAAGCCGATCTCACTAATAGCCAGGCCTTCTTTTTGGCTTAGTCTTTGCTGGCATTTTCTTTTTCTTCTTACTTGGCATATTGCCTCCTATATTGGCTCATCTCCATGAGATTGTTGTATTTCTTTAGGTCTTTCTGCCGCCTCTATCTTATCTGGAGTAAATCCTTGGAACATTGCTCCAGTAACGGTAGTTACCTGTGTTTTGTTTTTATCTTCCATATCTAAAATGTCCGCTAACTTGAACAAAGCTTTTAACTTCGTATCATCCTTTTCGCTAGAGTCGATTACCTCCTTTATATTAGCAAGAACATAGTTCTCGTCTAATCCCAAAGCTTCCATGTATGGTTTCAATTCATCCTTCATAGCACTCCTTATTCTAGCAGTTTTGACAAGTTGGCCCGAACGTATTCCAGCATAGTGAGGATCATTTGTAGGAAACGCTTTAAGATACGCTTCCCTATGATCCATCCCCCCTGCCAAGTATTTAACAAATATTTCTTCACGTGTGGATAAGCTTTCTCTTTCATCCAGTCTTTGATTTCTTTCAACATCACCTCCAATTGAATATATGTTAGTCCTTTTAGATGTATCCATCTTTGTCTTTTTCGATACTACAAAAGTACCCGTACAGGTACCTATATAGTCTACTTTACGCACCTTTCCTTTAGGCTTAGTCATACTGCCTTTACGTAAAATTTGTATTACACAGCCATCATCTGCAAGTACCCAATCTGACAAGACGCACTCCCGCCACTCCCGCAAATAATGTATATTTGAAGGTACTTCATCTTCAGAGTCAAAAACCGTATGTTGTATTTTATTAACTTTATAATGTCTCATTTAAATCTATCCGAACCCCGCCAGGGGGTTTGGTCTATTAGGCAATTCCAAGTATTTCAGAATCTTCTAAATAAGGTAATAATTCTATAGGTAATTCTATTACATGTTCACCAGTATCAAGCCAAACACGATCCATACCAGTTTCGTCATAATCTTCACAATCGTAATCTATAACTAACTTGTATTCTTTTTTCGCCATATTATCTCCAATTAGATAGAGCTATCCCCTGAGCACCAGAGGAACTTTTTTGGATCTTTAACTCAAAACTTCACTTAAGACCAGTAATGTTCTCCCATATCTTAAGCTTATAATTAAGCATTTTTTATCGGTTATCGGGGGAATCCTTACATCTATATGATGGGGCAACCCAACGTCTGACCCATTTAGCAGAACCTACACAGGGGTACTATCTGGGTGATAGCATTACACTACCGATATAGTAATATACCATTGTTAATAGTATATGCAAAGGAAATTAGAATAAAATGAAAAAAGTTTCAAAAATTATAGGATTTTGGTATGTGGTGTTTTATACAATGGTGTACCCCTAAATAGGGTTTTTAGTTATCACTTTTTAGTTATTTTTGATTTGATTATTTTCAATTGATTTTAAATATTAATTAATGGAGATATGTATATGTTATACTTAGAAGATGTAAAAGATGAGACCCAAGCAATGAATGCAGTACCTGAGTTAGAAGTACAAGCTATTGAAGCTACTGAAGCTATGGTTAACAAGCGTAACAAGATCAACCGTGCTGAGGCTGACATCAAGATGCTTATGAAGTTATGTGTAGTACGTAAGTGGAAGGATCCAATGAATAGATTGCAGCAGATGTTGGACAGGTTAGGTGAGGCAAAGGCAGAGTTTCAAGTAAACCTTTGGAGATCGTAGTATTATGGGGGCATTAACGTGTCCCCTTAGTATTATACATTACCATCTACTGTGTGCGTGTGTGTGAGATATATATACCAACTTATACCAAACAACAACTTGAGAGGGTAATACCTCTTCGACCTGATATGGTGGTCTATAGTGGAGTAATGAACCACGTTGTACTAGGCTTCCCCTTAGTGCTAGGCTACCTATCAAACAATTCTATAGCGGTGGAGTGAAACGGTTTACACGTGTGGCTCATAACCATAAGATAGCAGGTTCGACTCCTGTCACCGCAACAACAATTAAGATAGTCTTCGTATAGCTCTGTGATGAGAATACTAGTTTGACAACAGGTAAGTAACAATATAGATAGGTTAACATCTGCTGAACACTGATGAGTTGTCTAATAATTATCACACACCCTGTTCAAGTCAGGGGACTGTCTTATAATACTAACACGAGCTGTTTGGGGGATTTAATTCTCACTAACTCGAGTAAAGTTGAGATGGCCTGTCCATTCTTAAAGTATGGTGCAAATCCATAGCTCGTTACCATTACATAGTCTTTTTGTGGGTAAGGAATCAGGTTAAACCCTGTAAGAGGTAAAAATACTTGGTAGTGAACGATTAGCTGGCAAGCGAAAGGGAACGGAGCCTTGTATGATGGCGAAACCCAACTTCACCTCTACTATGTATAATTTAAGAGAGTAGTTTGAATTGGGGTTCAGACAGGGGAATACAGTACCGGGTGCTGATCAACGGTGTTGAAGACTACTCTCTTATTAACTCAACCAACATAAGGAGCAATAATGATAAAATCACTAACACTACCATTAAGGTGGCTAGCAAAGAAAGCAATAGTTGTTGAGGAATGGTTGTTCACAGAGGAAGAGAGAGCTCCAATGGGGTTCATATATCTATTCTTTATGAATATAGCCATATCTACAGCAATATGTTTGTTTATACTAGCATATAAAGGAGTAATGTAATGTACAAGATAAATTGGACTGCAGTGTTTATATACATGGTGTCAATAGCCATCATGTTATACGCATTTATACGTGTAGCAGAAGAGTGTTACATGTGGTACTGGAAATATTAAATAATAAATAAGGAGAATCACCAATGAGAATGACAATGTCAATAGTAATACTATTATTAGTATGTTGTGGCGAAGTAGAAGCAGAAAGCAAGCTAGGTAAGTATGTAGTGGTAAAGAATGAAACACCAATAGTACTTGACTTAGATGATATGACCTTTGATGAAGCATTTGCAATAGAGCATCGTGCTAAAGGAGAAGGTCGTACATTCTGGTGGAATGGTAGCTTATATAGCACTAATCTAGCAGAGACAGTAGATGAGTTTGTAGTAATGCACTCAGGATCGTCTAATGATAAGATGCAATGGGTATTAAACAATGATGATGCAGATGATGACTGTTATTATAACAGGCGTGACATTTGTGGAGTATGTAATGGCCCTGGAAAGATAACCTGGTGGAGAGACAAAGATGGCGATGGTCTTGGAGACCACAGAGAGTATATAGAGTCTTGTGATAATCCAAATACAACTGGTAATACAGTAGACTTAGGGTTATTTGATTAATTTATACTATGACAGATAATAAGGGGGTTGTTAGGTTTTCTTGCTAAACCTCATTTTGCTTAAGCAATTCCCTTGTTATTATTGGAGGTATTATGGATAAGTTTTGTAACAAATGTAAGACAACTAAAGATACTAGTATGTTTTATAAAGATAATAGTAAAAAGTCTAAGATAAGATCTTTGTGTAAAACATGTGATAATGCAAAGACTGATGCTTGGAGGTATAATAATATGGCTAGATATCTTGCTAGGCAAAGAGATAGATTTGTAAAAGATCCACAGCAAAGAGAGACTAATAGAAAAAGATCTCAAAGGCATCGTGATGAGATGAGTGATATGTATATACGCTCATTATTAACTAAAAAATCAACCACTCTCAAGCCTGAGGATATAACTGATGATCTTGTCAAATTTACAAGAGAAGCGCTTAAACTAAAGCGTGCTCTTAAGAAATTGTAGTATAAGTCCATTCATAATAACTATACTACGATAGGGGGAGTCTAACTTCGAGGTTACTTCCCCATGATTTCAGGACGAGGGAGCGTAAGCAAGGCAAAAGTGTCTGCTAACTCTCCCCAATAAATTGGTTACCAAGGAGCAACAGTAAACAGGGAGATAAAACCAACGTAGCTGCAGTGTCGAAACTGGGAAAACTGGATAATCATGAATAGCACCAGATGAGCTCCACAAAATTAAATATATCAATCATAACACCTCTGTATTGAGCTTGGTAGATCTTGATTAGCTAAATCACGTCCCAATATTAAGTGTAAAATCCCTGTTTGATATGGTTATCTAAGCATTCGGTGGAATTTCTAGACCACACATAGATCTGATAACCATTGCCATAGCTTATGCATTGTCTAGACCTGCTGTGGCATAAATTTCACTAACAACAACCAACATAAGGAGAATGAATGACTCTTCCAACACTAGATGAAATGTGCATTTCTGAAGAAGTGCAAGAGAAATACGCTAAAGATATAGCAATTAACGATATGATACAGGAGATATATGGAGAAGAAACTGTTGTATAAAAAGGATTATGAAAATAATGTTATAGATTTTGAATATGTTGGTGAGATAACCGAGGATGGTGCTATGCTTTTGCAAGAGAAGGCAGGTTATCATCCTGCAGGTTATGGTTTTGGATCATTTACATATATAAATGGTATAGCTAGATGGGTTAGTAGTAATAGTTGTGACTAATTTTGGGACTAATCTATGGAAATAATAATTTCCTCTCTAAGGGTTAGATTAGCCTAAATGGCGGAGGGAGATTAATTGGAGACTGTGGACACCGAGAAACGTAAGCAGTATAATTTCCCTCCAAATATTATAGGAGTATAAATGCAAGAGAAGATTAAAAAGATTATAAAAAAGATGGAAAAGCAAAGAGCTTTAACTGAGAAACTATATGATATTATAGAAAATGCTAAAGTTATAAGGCTAGGTAATAAAGTAACAGGCCCAGTTTGGTATAAATTACTTAAAATAGATAAAGGAGATATAGATGAAAATATTAGATAGAATATGGAGTATTGATGCATATCTTATAGTTAAAAGCAAAATATTATTTGGTATTGATGGATTTTATGATCGTAATAATGATGATCAAGAATGTATTGGTCAAATTAGAATATTCTTACCTTTTTTATACATAGGCCATGCTTGGGGATATACACCTTCAGGCCTATCTTTAAAAGATACTAAATTTAAATTTGGTATGCCCTATACAAGAGATCATATAATGTAATTAATAAAGGAGATATATATGGAAGATCCGATAAGTAATTGTTGTGGATGGCCACCCTCTTATGAAATGACTGATAATATAGGCTATTGTTCTAAATGTGGGAGAGGAGCTTTGTTTATAGAGGAGGAAGACAATGGGTAAAATGAAAAGATATCTTGAAGAAAGAGAAAAGCTTGATTCTAATTTGTATAATGGTCATGCTGAAGAAGAGTTCTGGACACAATGCCGTCTAGAAGAAATGCTCGAAAGAGAAGGACAACTAACTGTAAAAGTAATTAAAAAAGGAGTAAAGAAATGTCAAAAGAAAAAGTAACGTATACTAAATATCAACAAGGTGATGTTGTTATGTATAGAGTTGATGATGGTCATTTTGCTAAATTTGCAAGCTCAAGTGAACATTGTACTAAATATGTAGGTAAAACAGGAACTAGAGCTATATTAGCATTTGGTGAAGTAACTGGACATACTCATAGAGTTGAAATGAATGATATGCTTAAAGAAGCTGGTGTAACATTGCATATGTCTAGTCGAGATACTGCAGGTAAAGATATACCTAAATCATTCAGTGTTGAAGGTGCAGATGTAACTTTAATACATGAAGAACATGATGATGTGGTATTACCTCCAGGTAACTATGTTGTAAGAATTGTAAGAGAATTTAACCATATAACAAGGAGAGCCCAATATGTTGCAGATTAATCATCATAATAATGATCATTTTAAAGAATATATGCCTCAATATCTAAATAATAAAGAAGTTGAATATCTTATTGAATTTGGTGTAAAAAATCAATCTGTATTCTTCAAAGGTGAAACTGGTGATAGATATAGTATATATGTATTTACAAAAGTCGCTAAAAATAAAGTTGAAGTGTTTAAAGTATATAATCAATACGATCATGGTACGCAAGAAGGGTCTAGAATTGCAACTATTAGAGGTTATGTTATTGAATATAATTCTTTACATTATGATAGAGCAAGTTCATGGTTTTATAGATCTACTGCTGAAGATGTTAAACAGTTAATGAGACAGGGTGTCTGTTGTAGAAAGCATACTATGAAAATAAGGTATTGCAGATGTGCATATTTTCTTGAAGTAAAAGATCATAACATTAGCTTAACTCCTTGGAATGGTATGAAAATGGATCTTAAAACAGCTAAAGTAATACAAAAGACACCTAAACATTCTATTAAAGAGTATAATAAAGCTAAAGAACGAGATAAAGTTCAAAGAAAGCGTAATTATATAGCTAATAAAGAAAATTCTGCAGCTCTTAAAAGATATAAAGATGCAGGCGGTGATACTGAGTTAGCTAGAAGATGGAATGTTGATGAAGCTGAAGTGGCTCTTAACATGGCTCAAATGGATTGGTCTAAAATACCTGTAGAAGATGTATTTAGACATCGTAATGCAACATTAAGAAGTAATATAATTGAACATTATGGTATGAATACTATAATTGAAAAATTAGATTATGATGTTGTTGATGAAGATACTATTGATGGCAGATATTATAAGCTATTAGATGTTACTATTCCTGATTTCTCTGATACTAGTCTTGCAGATAGTACTTATAAAGGTTTATATCTAGAAATGATTAATCCTTCTACAGGAGAAAGTCATTTTGAAGGTGTTCCTAATGTAGACAGTGGAGGTTGGGGTCTCAGATTAAAACAAGCAACTGTAAAAGCAGCTTTAACTTGGCGTGATGGAGATTCATCAATTAAATCTGGCTCAAACTGGATAGGTGATGGTAGAAGTGGAGATAGTGATGATTATGTTATTCCAATAGTATTGAAATGAGAAAGTATAAGGTAGTACTCTCATATCCAATAGAAGTAAATGCAGAAGATGAAACTCATGTTAAAGAAATTATCATGGGAAGTAAAACTTTGCAAAATGCAGCTGACTTAGGAATTGAAATCACGGAGATTAAAGATGAAGAATGATGACATAAGTAAGGATAAGTTAACTATAATTGATCCAAAACCTAGTACGCTTGACAGATCTACTATAGCTGTTAGGCAAAAAGAGTCTGTAACTATTGAACTTGAAGAAAATACTGTTCAATTTCATGACTTTCACTATAGTTTTGAAGAAATTATAGCCATTGCTGATCAATTAAAAACTATTAGTACTGAAGCAAATCTTACTTTTAGTTAGTTGGAGGATGTAGGGGAGATTAGATTATATCAAATTTCCCCTATTATTTTCTTGTCAATGTGATATTCGTCACATTATATTTGCTAATGGTTAGTGAGTCAAATCTAGAAGATACAGTTATTAAGTCGTATGTAGAGCTTTATTTACGTTCATTGAATGAATCACGCTCTCATAAGTTTATAACAAGAATAAAAAAGAGATTGCTTGAACTCATTAAGCGGAAACAGCTGAGAAACCAATAAATATAAAATAAAAGGAGTAACAATGGAAGAGAATGTTCCCAACGGGAATGCTGTCCCCCAAGAATCCCCTGTTATAGAAAGTCCTACTGTTCTAATGTCAGATAATTTAGACAAGTTAGCAGTTGCTCTATGTAAAGCTCAATCAGAAATGAAAGGTGCAGAAAAGAAATCTACTAATCCTTTCTTTAACTCTGGTTATGCTGACTTACATACTGTAATAGAAGCATCTGTACCTTATTTAAATAAGCATGGTATAGCAGTTATACAGGGAAATGATGGCGAAAAGCCTGGAGAGTTTTATGTGACTACAATGTTATTACATGAATCTGGGCAATGGATAAAATCAAAACTTAGAATGCCTATAGAAAAAGCTACTGCTCAAAGTATTGGCTCTACTATTACATATGGTCGTAGATATGGCTTGTCTGCAATAGCAGGTATATCACAATATGATGATGATGGTAATTTGGCATCAAATAAAAAAGGTTTAACAACTAATAAATAAGGAGTAAATAATGGCTGTAAAAACAATGTCTGTAAGTAGTGGTGGCAATGATAAGTTTGCTGAAGGTTGGCATGAATTAACTATTAAAACTGCTGAGTATGGTGAAAGCGCAGGTAAGAAAATAATAACTCTTACATTTGAAGGATATCCTGATAATATGGATTTAAGAGTATATGAAGCTTTTACAAAGAAAGATAATCAAGAATTTAAAATATCTAGCTTGTTCAAGAATGCAAACGCAGGTATTATGGGAGTTCTTAATGATCCTAGTGGTAAGCATCCAGTAATTCAGTATGATGATGAAGCAGAGAACTTAGTTTCAAAGAAAATTAATGTCTTATTCTATAAAGAAAAGAAGACTGGAAAAGGATATACTAGAATGCATGATATGTTTGCTCCAGTTGAGCAGCAAGGAGAGCATTTATCTTTTACTGCTGAAGAAGTAGCAGTATTACAGGCTGGTATTAAGAAAGGCTTAGACGCATTTTTAGCAAAACAACCAACAAATACTGAAGCACCTACAGAAAGTAGTCCTGCTCCAATATTTTAATCAAGGAGAAGTAATGAGTAAAACAACAAAGAAGGCAGGTAGGCCTAAAACTACAACTAAAAGAGTAATAAAGCCTTTAGCATACAATGGCGTTGATGAGATGGGTTCAGATGTTTCTACTGTGTTACGATCTTTAATCTATCAAGATGGAAGATTTACTACACAGGAAGCTAGTGCTATAAGCAAAATATGTAATAACCTTATATCTATTACTAAAGTTAAGCTTGAAGCTGCAAAGATGCAAACAACTACATCTAAGACTGCTTCTAAGAATGTATTAACTCTTAAGTAAACCAATTGAGAGAGTTACGGCTAAAACCACCATTCGTTAATAGGGGATAATCTTAAAGGCTAGCCCAACCTAGAGCGTGGTCTCTCTCATTTAATTTGGAGATATTATGGCAACTGAAGTATCAAAAGAAATAGCAAATGAACTATATAGAGCTTTAAGTAGGCTAGAATATGCTACTGAATTGTTAAAAATGTGGGTTGAATACATGGATAGTGACTTAACAGAAGCTGAAGAAATACTCGTAAATAGATGTAGGAAATTTTTAGGAGACAAATCATGACGTTTTACAATACAACAAATCAATCAGGAGAAGAGCTTAAATGCTCTTGGGTTGAGACAGCAAAGCAAGATGAAATAGTATTATTATTATTTGCAAGAAATAAAGATATGACATTTACACCATTTGACATACAGAATATTCTTAAAAATGATTATGATAAAGACTATCCAATAACATCAGTTAGAAGATCCATAAGCAACCTAACAGAAATAGAAGCATTAGAAAAAACTTCAACTAAAAGAAAAGGAAAATATGGAAAATCAAATTATTGTTGGAAATACGCTCTATAAGGAGATAAAATGATAAAAGAATACGCATTTGGCTTGTCTAATAGACACCATTTTGGTGATGTTCAAGATGTAGAGAAGTGGATAGGTATGGAGCAAGATACTTTTATGTCCTTATGGGATTATGATGGTCACGTTGTTGACTATGTAAAAGAAAAAGGAACTCTTGCATCATATGATGGTATGTTATACATGCCTGATGAATTTCTTCTTGATGTCGATGGAGAGAACCCCGATAAAGCTAAACAAAAAGCAATTGGCTTAACAATATTATTAGATGATTTATGTATACCATATCAAATCTATTTCTCAGGAACTGGATTTCATATAGGAATACCTGGATCTGCATTTAGATGGAACCCCTCACCTGATTTACATTTAAAAGTTAAAGATGAATTACAGGCTAGAGGTATATATGAATATGCAGATGTATCTGTGTCTGATAAAACAAGACTTATTAGAGTAGTTAATACTAAGAATAGTAAGTCAGGACTTTTTAAGATACCATTAGAACATAGTGAATTACATAATTCAATAACAAATATACAGAAAACAGCAAAAACTCAAAGATCTACATATAAGTGGACTACATTAGAATGTGAACCTGTATTTGATGTATTGAATCGTAAAGCTGTAGCTAGTGATAAGAAGTTTGAAGAGGTAACACTTGGTAGAAACCCAGACCCTATCTGGTACCCGTGTATACAAACTATGATGAGTGGAACAGCTCAAGGATCAAGACATCAAATAGCTTTAAGAATATCAGGCTATTTAAGATGGAGATATCCTGAACATATTGTTAGACTTATCATGGAGGATTGGCGACAAAGAGTAGATATGGCATCTCATCCTTTCAATAAGTCTGAAATGGATAAGATAGTCACTGATTGCTATGAAGGACATAATGGTAACGGTTATAACTATGGCTGTACTGATACACATATGGACAATCATTGTCAATCCACTTGTAGATTATACAAATCAAAGAAGTCACAAAATCTAATGGATGCAAATTCTATGGATAAAGAGTTGATGGAATTTCTCACAAGAGACCATGATCCTATAGATATAGGTAAATTCTATAATCAATCTTTTCCTATATATCCAGGTGAAGTTGTGATACTACAAGCTCCACCTAAATCTATGAAAACTATGTTATTACAAAATTGGGTTAATAAGCTCAAAAGAAAAACATATTTTATAGAGATGGAAATGTCTGCTAGGCAGATGTGGATGAGATTTGTAATGATGGAAAAAGGTTGGTCTGAAGAGGAGCTTAAAGCTCATTATATGGATCATGCTAAGAGTATAACTGAAGACTTTCAACAATGGTTAACCATAGATTATAGTCCATGTTATGCGCATGAATTAAATAAACGTATAATGATGTTACCATATAAGCCTGAAATAATTGTTGTTGATCATATGGGATTATTTAGATCTCAGAAATCAGATAACAATATGAAGGTAGAAGAAGTATCACAAGCCTTAATGGAACTTGCGATTCAGAATAATGTAGTAGTATTTGCAGTATCTGAAATAACAAAGCAAGCATTTCATGAAGGTATGGATATTACATCAGCTAAAGGCTCATTTCGTGTAGGCTATAACGCTAATAAAGTTTTATCTCTAACTCCTTATAAGGATGAAAAGAACTTGATCAAGTATTTAAAGATTCAATGTACAGCAAATAGAGAAAAAGAAAGCTTAAACTTAGAACTTAACGTAAATGGAGCAAGTATAGGATGAATATGATACAGGTAACAATATGGCTCAATCCTGAAGATGAAACATGGTTTAAAGGCAAATATATCACTACTCTTGAATGGTTACTTATTGAGAAAGAACGGCTCTCTAAGGCAATCAATAAAAGGGTAGTGATAGAAACTGATGAAGATGGATATAAAGCTATCTTTAGGGAGAAATTAAGATGATGTCACATGATAGATCAAATAAAATGGCTGCTGAAGCTGATTGGAAAGAAGGTATGAATGCTTTTAGAGAAAATACTAGACGAACAATAGAGCTATTAGAGCAAGAAATAAGTAAAATTAAACAATTAATAAAGGAGATCCCATGAACCCTTATTTACCAATAAGAAAAGTACCATTAGATTATAATGGCGTAAAATCATCTGCATTTGCAGTTCAAATGAACCATCCAAGTCCAACTATGGTTGCTGACTGGAAAGAATGTGGTGTTGTTGGGAATAGCTATATGTTATTACCAAATGAAGAAGTAAAACAAGCTGCGAAGCAAGTAGCTGAAGAATGTGATATAGAATTTGTACATGATAAAACTTTCTTTAATGGAAGGCAGTATATATATTCTATGAGATCACCTGAAGTCGTTGGAAGTATAGATGTTAATGATGATGTAGCTTTAGGAATGCAATTCTGGAATAGTTATGATGGAAGCAGATCCTTTGGATATTCTCTAATGTTATTTAGATTAGTATGCACTAATGGAATGATGAGTAAAGATCATTTCAGTACATATAGATTTAAGCATGAACCTACATCTGAGAATTGGGATGAGAATTTACAGCAAATCGTTACTAATCTTAATAATATATCTAATGGAAGTTACAAGATAGATGAATTTATATCTAGTCTTAGAAAGTTAAACAATCTTAATATAGATATGAAAAAGCTTTCTGAATTAAGACATTCCTATTTATCTGACTTACCTGTAGGACTATGGGGTCAATTGATTGATAAATATACATCTAAGAAAGTAGACTACAATGGATGGGAACTCTTAAATGCTGGAACAGATATACTTTGGCATAAAGAGAATCCTACAGTTGCATCTTATAATCAAAATCAGATAATTGTAGATGGCTTGTGTAAAGCTGTAGCATAATAACTATAAGGGGGTACGCTTCAACCTTGATAAGAACAGATCATAGCATAGTGTATTCACACTGATCCAACTAGCTGCCCCCTTAATATTAAAGGAGAAACAAATGAAATACGAATGTGCAGATACTTTTATACAGATGGAGAAAATATATCCTGAAATGATAAGTGAATTTGAACATATAACACATGACATGTTACAGCTTTTTTGCTTGAAACAGTCTGATTATGGCCCTACAAACATAGGAATGGGCTCTGACGTGGTAGACACTGATGAGAAGGTAAAACGCTCTTTACTAGCCCTTTCTGTTAGAATTAACGATAAAACTCAAAGATTGATTAATCTTACTATGAATAATAAAGATCCTAAGAATGAGAGTTTAGAGGATACTTTTATAGATATAGCTAACTATGCTGTAATGGCTTTGATTGTTAATAGAAAGTTATGGGGTAAATAATGTATGGTGTAAATGCAAAGTTGCCAAAAGCTGATTTTAAATGTCACATGTGTCATTCTTTTAAGAATCAAGATGTGTACATATGGGGTAATTTTCAGATACTACCAAAGCATCCATATCAAGAATATAGGATATGTAAGAAATGTGCTGTAAGAGAGCATGGAAGTAAACGTGTAAAATTAGAAACAATAATAGATGAAAGGACAAAACAATGGCTGGAAAAGCAAAAACAGTAAAAGAAAAACCTAAAAGTACAGTGGTAGAAACTCCTCCACCACCTAAATCTCCCAAGAAAGATAAAGATGTTGAATATATTGGGAATGAATTGGCTAATGTAAGTACTAGAGTTAATGAATTAGAACTTACTATAGAAGATATGAATCAAAAGCTTAATAGAGTTATGGGAAGGATGGGGCTATGATTAAAAGTGGAACTTTACAGGAAAACTTTGAAATAGCTCTGGAGAAAGTAGATATATTGACTGAACATAATCAAAAGTTAATGGATAAAGTTGCAGACTTAGAATATAGGTTAACTCAATCTAAGCATTCAGTCAGTAAAGACCATCCTATAAAGCCTACTAATAACAGTGAAAGACTTTATGAAATAACAAAAGGAGCTGAAGAAGCTATAGAAAGATATAAACAATTTTTAAATAAGGAGTTTCCAAATGCCAAGTCCAAGCAAAGCAAAAGGCAATCGGTTTGAGAGAGAAATAGTAAATAAAGCAACCCAGTCTGGGCTGTCAGCAAAAAGGGCATGGGGGAGCAATGGAGCTTCTCTAGGTATGCATGAAGAAGTAGATTTAATTATAGGTAAAGACCCTGTAATTAAAATACAAGCTAAATGCAGAAAAAGTCTTGCATCATTTCTTCAACCAACCGAACATGTTGATGCTGTAGTATGTAAACAAGATAGAGGTGAAACTTTGATAATATTAAGGTTTGAAGATTGGTTAGAAAATAAGTTTATTTGTTCAATGCCAGAGGAGAGATAATGGAGTTTGGTAACAAATATTTTGGTATTGATATAAGTGCAGATTATTGTGCTTTATTCTTATTTCCAGTTGGTATTGAATTATTCTGCCTAAGAGAAGATTTTGAAATAAACTTCACTATATGGCCTGCTAAACTAACGATAGGAATTGGAATAAATCGTACTTTATTTAGGTAAGGAAGAGGCGTAGGTAATTTATCTCCATTGTTATCTACGCATACTTTCAAGTATAGCTAAAGCTCTTTCATTAGTATTTTTAGACTTTCGCTTCTTTTTAGACTTTTTTCCAAATATCTTTTCATGACCTGTCTTAGTCCATTGATTAGGATATAGCTTTAACCAATGAGTTATAAGATCTCTACCTCTACCCGATTGAACTGCAGGCACTAATTTGTTTTTAGCAAATCCCCATGCAGTAGAGTATTGATAAGCAGAATATAGTTGTGATAATTTATCTGATTCGTCAGAAAAGTCTACATTACCAAATAAGACTTTATTTAAATCACTTTCATCTATATCTATAATCTCACTAGCTACCATAAGATGCTTGATAGTACCTAAAGTTGGCCCTGTAAACTCACCCATAAGACCAAATGTTCCTTTGTCAGGATTGTCAAATTCTAATATATCATCAGCTACTCGCTTTATACGTTCAATACTTTCATTCTCTATAATATTTGTAAAGTCTATATTTGTAAGAACTGAGGCTAAA